TCGGTGGGTTGATCCATATGGCACCGTCCAACATTCTCACACTGCTGCCCAGCTTGGGGCTTGCCAAGCGGGTGTCGTCTCGGATCGGCAAGACCATCAAGGCCACTCCGGTATTGCGCGAGCGCGTTGCAGCAAGTCGCTCGCGGGACTCGCGCAATACCATGGACACCAAGGAGTTCGAGGGAGGCTCGCTGTATGTCACCACTGCGGGCTCTGCGGCTAACTTGGCCGAGTTATCTGCGCGCTACATCTACGGCGATGAGGTCGACCGATGGGAAGTTGACGTTGGAGATGAGGGCGACCCTATCGAGCTGGCGGAAACGCGAGGCAGTACCTTCGGCCGCAACGCCAAGTTCTATTTTTCGAGCTCGCCGACGATCAAGGGCGCATCACGCATTGCTGATCTGTTTGAATCCAGCGATCAGCGTTATTACTACGTGCCATGCCCGCACTGCGGCCACATGCAGGTGCTTGAATGGGAGAACCTTCTTTACTCAGCCGACTTTAGCTTGGTGCATTACAAATGTGCTGCGTCCGGCTTGGACTGCGATGTGTTGATCGAAGAGCACTTCAAGGGGCAGATGTTAGCCAAGGGTGAATGGCGTTCCCACAGTCCGGGCGATGGGGAGACCGTGGGCTTCAACCTCAACGCACTCTATTCGCCGCCGGGTTGGATGGATTGGAGGTCGCTGGCTAAGCAGTTCGAAAAGGCCAAAAAGGCCCAGGCCAAGGGTGACCTTGAACCCATGCAGGTGTTCTACAACACTCGTCTGGCAAAGGTCTGGGACAGTGCACAAGAGCAGACCAAGGCATCGGTCCTGATCGAGCGGGCTCGTAAGGAGGGTTTCTCCCTCGGTGCGATGCCTGCTGCCGTGATGATGATCACTGGCGCTGTCGACGTGCAGGCCGATCGCTTGGAGTTCATGGCAATGGGCTGGGGTGTCGGCATGGAGCGCTGGGTCATCGATCACCGAGTAATCGCCGGTGACCCATCAGATGAGCGTACCTGGGCTGTCCTCGACGAGTTGCTCAAGGAACGCTACCGACACCCTTGCGGTGTTGGCCTGGGCATTCTTGCGGTTGCTGTCGACTCCGGAGGCCACCATACAGATGAGGTGTATCAGTTCTGCCGCGTGCGGCGCTGGCGCAACATCTTCGCCATTAAAGGCGCGAGCAAACCCGGTAAGCCGGTGATCGCTCAGCGGCCTTCGATGGTTGATGTGACCTGGAAGGGTCAGACCGAACGCGGCGGCGCCGAGCTTTGGTTTGTAGGTACAGACACTGCAAAGGACTGGATCTACAACCGCTACCCGTTTGAGTCTGGCCCAGGTGCGGTGCACTTTGCCAACGACCTGCCGGATGAGTTCTTCGCCCAGTGCGTGGCCGAGCGAAAGGTCGCCAAGTACGTGCGTGGTCACAAACGTATCGAGTGGATCAAGGGCAAGGCCGAGCGCAATGAAGCGCTCGACCTGATGGTGTATTGCCTGGCAATGGCGCACTACCTCGGCATCAACCGGTATCAGGAACACGACTGGGATCGGGTACGAAACTCTCTGGCCCAGGCTGGCTTGTTCGATGAAAAGGCGGTCACCGCCGAGCGTGTCACGGTCTCCGAGCAGGCTCCCGTGATACCGCAACCAGCGCCGCAACCCGTTGCCCCGGTCGTCCAAGCGCGACCCGCTGCACCCCCTCAACGCCGCAGTTCAACAAGTGGTTACCTGAAGAGACGCTGATATGTCGTTTACCCCGAAGCACCTCGAAGCCATCGAGCGCGCCATCGCGCGCGGTGAAAAGACCGTGCGCTACAGCGACCGCACGGTGGAGTACCGCTCTATCGATGAACTGCTCAAGGCCCGCGACGAGATCCGTACGTCGCTGACCAACGCCGCCGGGCCACGCTCTCGCGTGGTGCGGCTTACCCACGGAGGCAAAGGACTCTAATGGCCCGACATTATCCGACGCTGACCCGTAACGGATTCTTGCTGCCGTCGAACATCAAGGCCAGTTACGAAGGCGCCGGAGAAGGCCGACGCTCGGCCAGTTGGGAAGCCTCCGACAACGGCATCAATAGCATCAACACCCCGGCCCTGCGCAACCTGCGCGCGCGTTCGCGGGCGGCAGTGCGCAATGATCCGTACGCGTTCAACGTCATCGATAAACGCGTCAGCAATCTGATCGGCACCGGCATCACGCCCAGGCCGACCACGGACGACGCCGAGCTGCGCAAGCTCAAGCAGCAGTTGTGGGACGACTGGGTGGATGAAGCGGACGCCGATGAACTGACCGACTTCTATGGCATGCAGGCCTTGGTGGCCCGCACCGTCGAAACGGCCGGTGAATGCTTTGTGCGGTTGCGGCCACGCGGCCCGAGCGAAGGCTTGGCGGTGCCGCTGCAGCTGCAAGCGCTGGCACCGGAGTTTGTCCCGCACGATAAGTTCGAGGCGGCCAAAAACGGCAACGTGATTCGCGCCGGGATCGAGTTCAACCCGGCCGGTAAGCGCGTAGCGTATTGGATGTACTTGTCGCATCCCCGCGATTCGTCGTCGTTAAACGCCGGTTACAACCAGCTGGTGCGTGTGCCGGCGGCGCAGGTACTTCATATTTTCGAGCCAATGGAGCCTGGGCAGCTGCGTGGCGTGCCGCGCTTGGCGCCGGTACTGAAGCGCTTACGCAGCTTGGACAATTACGACGATGCGGTGCTGTTCCGCCAGGAAGTGGCGAACCTGTTTGCCGGCTTCATCAAGCGGCCACCACCGGAAGCTGGGCCGCAACCCCGGGATCCAGTTACGGGGCAGTTGCTGACCACCGACCGCGACGGCTTCACGCCAATGGTCGCCCTGGAGCCCGGCACCATGCAGGAGCTGGCACCAGGTGAAGAGGTGGAGTTTTCCAAACCACCCGACGCTGGCAACAACTACCCGGACTTCATGCGGCAGCAGCTGATGGCGGCGGCGGCGGGTTCTGGCACCCCTTACGAGATCCTCACTGGCGACATGCGCGAGGTCAACGACCGGGCGCTGCGGGTGGTGCTCAACGAGTTCAGGCGCCGATTGGAGCAACTGCAATTTGGCGTGTACGTGCATCAGCTGTGTCGCCCGGTGCGTGCCGCTTGGATGGACATGGCGGTGCTGTCCGGTGCCCTGGTGTTGGAGGATTACGCGCAACGTCGGCGCGAATACCTACGCACGCGCTGGGTGCCGCAGGGCTGGGCCTATATCCAGCCGGTTCAGGACGTGCAGGCTCGCCAGATGGAGGTGCGAGCTGGCTTTGCCTCTCGCAGCGAGATGGTGCTCCGCACTGGGTACGACGCGGAAACGGTCGACACGGAAAACGCTGCTGATCTCGCCAGGGCCGCGGGTCTCGGCCTCAACTACACGACTCTTGAAGCCATCGAGACGATCGATGACAAGGAACAACCATGAGCAAAAAAACGAAACCGCGTGTTTATGACAAGGCGGGCAAGCAGGTGAAGGTCGCGGATAAAAGCTGGTACGCCCTCCAGGCCAGCGGCGAAGCCGAGCAGCGCAACATCGAGATCTTCGTGTACGGCGAGATCGGCGGCTGGGGCGTCACCGCCAATCAGTTTGTGCAGGATCTGCGCGCCATGGATGACGGCGTGTCACCGGTGATCGTTGCGTTCAACAGCATCGGCGGTGATCTGTTCGATGGCCTGGCGATCCACAACGCGCTCTCGCGCCTGGGTGAGCGCTGTACTGGCCGCATTGATGCCCTGGCGGCCAGCGCGGCTAGTGTTGCGGTGTGCGGCGCGCATCGGGTGGTGATTGCCGCCAATGCCATGCTGATGATTCACAACCCGTACACCTTCACCGGTGGCGATGCCGAAGACTTCCGCCGTGTCGCGGATGTCCTGGATCAGACCTTGGAAGCGATCATCGCGGCCTACAAAGCCAAGGCGCCGGACATCGACGAAGCTGAGCTGCGGCGCATGGTTAACGCTGAAACCTGGCTCACGGCCAACGAAGCGGTAGCACTGGGCTTGGCCGATGAAGTGGGTGACGGCCTCAAGGTCAGTGCCTGTCTCGGCCAGGGCAGCGTGATAGCGCGGTTCCAGCATGCCCCGCCGGAACTGCTCGCCCAGCTTGATGAAGAGCCAGAGGTGGAGCTGCCAGAGCTGAACGACCCACCGGAACCGGCTCCCGTGCTGGACGCGGCCAAAATGGCGCTGATGGTCACACAAGGTTGCGCAGCAGCGGGCATCAGCAACTTGGTGGATCCGATTCTCGCCTCCACGAAGCTGGAAAGCGAAGCGGTGATCCAGGCGGCGCTGACCAAGGCCAAAGCCCTGCACGGTTTGTGCGTTGCCGCACGACTGCCAGAGCTGACCGGCGAATTCATCACCGCTGGCCTGGACGAAGCCGCAGTTCGCGCGAGGCTGTTCGACAAGTTGGTGGGCAGTGGCGGCGGCTTTGAAATCAACAACAGCCTGCCTCTGGATAACGACCCCGTACCAAAGGTCCAGGCCAAACAGGCAGACCCTCACTCGATCTGGGCTTCCCGTCAGGCGGCTCAGAACGGAACCTCGAAAGGAGCAAGAGCATGAAAACTGAATCGATGCACGCGGGAGAGTTCTTGCTCTCCGAAGGTCCTGGCACTATTTCTCGCGAGGCGATCAACGTAGCCGCCGGCCCTGCGTTAGAACCCGGCCAGATCCTCGGGTTGGTCACCGCTACGGGTGAGTTTGCGCCATACGACCCCACCGCTGAAGACGGCAGCGAGAACGCCAGTGCGATCCTCTATGGACCATTAAGCATGTCGGATGTAGTACGCCGTGGACGTGCGGTAGTGCGTCAGGCCGAGGTCAGCGAAGCGCATTTGACCGGCCTGGATCCGGCTGCTGAGAAAGCGCTGGACGCAAAAAACGTGATCGTCCGCTAAGGCGATTTGCCTAAATCTTTCAGCCCGCACTTTGCGGGTTTTTTGTTTTCTGGAGACCGGTTCATGGCTGACATTCAAATCTTCAACGACGATGCTTTTTCGGTGTCTTCGTTGACCGCCGCAATCAACGAACAGGAGTACGTGCCCGGGCGCATCGGTAGCCTGGGTTTGTTCCAAGAGGAGGGGATTACCACCCTCACGGTACAGATCGAAAAGGACGGTGACACCTTGGCTTTGGTACCAGCGGGTGAACGGGGCACGTCCGGTCTGGTGGTGGGTGGTACCAAACGTACGCTGATCCCGTTCAACACCGTGCATCTGCCACAACGTTTCACCATTAAAGCCGACGAGATCCAAGGCATTCGTGCCTTCGGCACGCGTTCCGAGCTTCAGTCGGTGCAGGACGTGGTCAACAAGCGACTGGCCAAGGCACGCCGGCAGTTGGACGTTACTCACGAATTCCAGCGCCTCGGCGCGCTGAACGGCAAAATCTACGATGCCGACGGCAAAACGGTGCTGCTCGATTTGTATGACCGTTTTGGCGTAAAGCGAAAGTCGTTGTCGATGGGGCTGGCTGGCGAAACGAAGTCGTTCCGTGTGCAGTGTGGTGAGGCATTGGATATGCAGGAGGACGCATTGGGCAGCGTGACCCGCAGTGGGTCCCGTGCTTTCTGCGGTAAGAATTTCTGGAACGCACTTCTGGAAATTGAGGAGGTGAAAAAAACTTACCTCAATACCCAGCAAGCCGCTGCTCTTCGCGGTGACGCTCGTGAGAGCTTCGACTACGGTGGCATCACCTGGGAACGTTATCGCGGCAAAATTGCCGGGATGACGTTTGTGCACGATGACAAGGCGTTGTTGATTCCTGAAGGTGTACCGGACCTGTACATTTCGGTGTTCGCGCCGGCGGATTACATGGAAACGGTTAACACTGAAGGTGTTCCGTACTACAGCAAGATCGAACCGCTGCCCTTCAACAAAGGCATGGCCGGGGAAGCACAGTCCAACCCGCTGCATATGTGCACACGACCTCTGGCGCAGATCCTGCTGGAGATGTAACGGTGGCCTTCCGCGATCTGATCGACGACATCGACGACGTGATCTTCGAAACCCTGGGCGATTCCGCCCAGATCGAAGGCCGCGCCGAGCCGGTGCTGGGCATGTTCATGGCGCCATGGAAGGCGCCGCAGTTTGGCAAGACCCAAACGGCCATCCGAGAGCCGCGCTTTGAGATCCGCGTACGTGATTCGGTCGGCCTGAGCAAAGGCCTGCGCGTCACTGTCGATCTGCCGGTCCTGGACGGCGGCGGGGAATACGACCTGCTCCAGCTGGAGCCCGGTGGTGACGGCCTGGTTGCCCTGATCTTGAGGAAGCGTCCATGAGTGTCGGCAGCTACGCACAGCAAAAACGCGACGGTGGGCTGATCAACATTCAGCCGTCGCTGGCAGACCTGAAGCGCTTTCAGGACTTCGGCCGGCTGGTGCCAAAGGCAGCCGCTGCTGCGCAGCGGCGAGCGATCAACAAAACCCTCGGGTGGCTGCGTACCCACATCGCCAGGGCAGTGGGTAAGCAAGAGCGCATCGCCATTGGCGCCGTCCGGCAACGTTTGCGGGCTTACCCCACCAGCGGCGGTGCGATGCGCGGCAAGTTGTGGTTCGGCCTCAACGCGATCGAGGCCAGCCGCATCGGTAGGGTGCGTCAGACCAGCAGGGGGGTGTCGGTAGCGGGGCGTCGGTATCAGGGTGCGTTTTACAAACAGGTGTACGGCAGTAGCGCCGATATCTGGATCCGTACTGCCAGCAAGCACTTCAACAGCGATGACTACCCTGAGGCAACTCAGGGCCGTCGGCGCAGTGGTTTCGTTGAGGAAAACGACAACCGCTTTCCTCTGGCGAAAGCCAAGGTATCACTGGAGCAGGCCCGGCCTCACTTTGAGGCGTGGATCAAACGCGCCGATGAACAGCTGCTGGTTGTCCTCGAGCAAGAGCTCAACTACGAACTGCAGAAGTATCTGAAGGGGAGCGCCAATGTCCGATGAGCCGTTCAGCCTGAGTCAGCTGTACCAGGCTATCGAGCAACACCTGACGGAGCATCTGTCGGGCATCAAGGCGGTTGTGTTTTGGCCGGATATACAGGAAAACCAAGGCATTCCACTGCCGTCTGTTTTTCTCGAAATGGCTGAGTTTGAACCGGGTATCGATATCGGTACTGGCGAATCCAGCCTGGTCTGCAAGTTTGAGGCCCGGATCATTGTTGACCCGATACAAGCCAATCACCATGAGCAAGCTGTACACCTGGTGTCGCAGTTGGCGGTGCTGCTCCGACAGCAAAGCTGGGGCCTGGAGATCAACGTCGCGCAATTTGAGCGAGCCACTCAGGATTGGACCAAGCCTGAGCTGGATGGCTATGTTGTGTGGGTAGTCGAGTGGACTCACCAAGTCTATTTGGGGGTTGAGGTTTGGCCTTTCCCTGAAGAGAAGCCCAGCATGCTTAAACTGAACCTTGAAGCGTACCCGGACATTGACAGTCCAGGGGGCGCGCCATGAGTTATCAGACAGGCGAGCATGACCGGATGATCGCGGCCATGTTGATGCCGTGTGTGGTGGTCGGGGTGGATTTGACGGCCCCGGCCGTGCGGGTCAAGTCGGGTGGGTGGGTGAGTGCCTGGGTGCGCTGGCACAGCCAGGCGGCAGGGAAGGCTCGACACTGGCGTGCGCCGAGCCTGGGCGAGCAGGGGGTTTTGATCAACCCCAGCGGCCAGGCAGGAATGGGCACGTTTGTACCCGGGCTGTATGGCGGCGCCGGTGCCCCACCGGATAATCGTGATCATGTCGAGGTGTGGCGGTTCGATGATGGCGGCTCACTGGTCTACGACTGGAAGGCCAGGAGCTATACCATCACTTTGCCCACGGGCACGGTGACCATCAAAGTAGGTGCGACCGAGGCGGTTGTTACGGATAACGCGGTGACGGTCACGACGGCCAACGTCAAGTTGATTGCAGACGTTGCCATTGAAGGTTCTTTGTCCGTCACGAAAAACGTAGCGGTCCAGGGCGCCTTGCATGCGGTGAAGGACATCACCAGTGCCGGCAAGATCATCGACGCCGGCGGCAACAGCGCGAACCACAAACACTAGTCGTTCAATTTCACAGGCCCGCCGCGTGCGGGCTTTTTTGTGCCCGGGGGAAACCATGGCCAAGACTTCTGAAACACCCGTTGCCGGCGCTGGGCCTGGCTCAACGTTTCGCGACAAGCTCTATACCTCTCGCACCCTGATTCTGCCCGACAGTGGCCGCGCTCTTGTGGTCCTCAAGCAGCGTGTGTCGGTGCCGGGAACTGACGCTGAAGCGCTGGATTACCTCAAATCCAATGAGGAATTCGAACTACTGCAGGAGTGACCTAGATGATCGGAATGGACCGCCACACCGGCCAGCCCATTTCGGGTATTGCTCATTTGCGGCAATGCATCGGGGACATTCTAAGCACCCCGCTGGGAAGCCGTCGGGAGCGGCCGGAGTATGGTAGCAAGTTGCGCCGTTACGTGGATCTGCCAGTAAACGAAGGCTGGAAGGGAGCGGTTCAGGCTGAGGCGAGCAGGGCGCTAGGCCGCTGGGAGCCTCGCCTGAAGCTGGAACGCGTACAGGCCGTCTCTGTCTTGGGAGGGCTGATCAAAATCCAAATCACCGGTAGTTACGAGGGCGAAAACGTACTGCTAGAGGTAAGTGTATGAGTATCGTTGACCTGTCGGAATTGCCGGCGCCGGACGTGCTTGAGCCCCTGGACTTTGAAGAGGCTTATGCAGAAAGGCTCAGTGTCTTTCGGGGATTCATGGGCGACAACTGGAGTGCGCCGCTTGAGAGCGATCCAGTGGTCAAGCTGCTGGAGGTCAGTGCCTATGTGGGCATTGGTGATCGCGCCCGGGTAAACGATGCCGCCAAGGCGTTGCTGCTCGCGCATGCGATTGGTAGTGACCTCGATCAGTTGGGTGCGAACGTCAACACGCCGCGCCTGGTGATCCAGGCGGAAGACCTGCGCGCAGTGCCGCCGGTGGAGAAGATCACGGAAGGCAACGATGCCTACCGCGAGCGGATCCAGTTGGCCTATGAGGGCCTGACCACGGCGGGGCCGCGCAACAGCTACAAGCTGCATGCGCGCAATGCGTCTGCCCTGGTGGCGGATGCGTCGGCGGAAAGCCCGTCGCCGGCGTGCGTTACGGTAACGGTGCTGGGGTTGGAGGGGGATGGGGCGGTAGGCCCTGAGTTATTGGCCGTGGTAGCCCGTGCGCTCAATGACGAAAACGTTCGGCCGTTGGGCGACCGGTTGACGGTGCAAAGCGCCCAGGTGCTGCCGTATCGCATTGACGCGGTGCTGCACATGAAAGGCCCAGGCCCTGAAAGCGCTGTCGCTCTGGCCGAAGCGGAAAGGCGCCTCGCTGCGTGGGTCAACCCGCGCAAACGCCTTGGCGTCGAGGTGGCGCGTTCCGCTGTAGACGCGCAACTGCACGTTCCAGGGGTTTCACGCGTTGAGTTGATCGACTGGCAGGATCTTGCTCCCACGCAGGCACAGGCGGCGTTCTGCACTGGCTACACCGTCAAGCTGGGGGAGTGACATGAAGAGCCTACTGCCGATCAATAGCACTCAGCTGGAACGGGCAATTGAGGCGGCGAGCGCGGATCGAACTGTGATCCCGCTGCGCTCTCTCTACAGCCCTACGACGTGCCCCGTTCATTTGCTGCCCCACCTTGCGTGGGCCTGGTCTGTTGATCGCTGGGACGACCGCTGGACGGAGGCGGCCAAGCGCAATGCCATACGAGCTTCGTTTTACATCCACTCCCGCAAAGGAACCATTGGCGCACTGCGCCGGGTGGTGGAGCCGCTTGGCTACCTGCTGGAGGTGATCGAGTGGTGGCAGACGATGCCCGAAGGCCCGCCGGCGACGTTCGCCCTTAGGGTTGGCGTACTCGATACCGGCATAACTGAAGAAATGTTCAGCGAGCTTGAGCGCCTGATTGACGACGCCAAGCCCGTGAGCCGGCATATGACCGGGCTCGACATCACGCTTGAAGCGCGCTTGGACGCCTATACCGGCTTCGCTGTTTATGACGGCGACGAGATCGACGTTTACCCCTGGACTAACCCCGATATCGACGTAGTGGTTCAGGGCTATACGGGCGTTAGCGAATACACCCTAGACGAACTGGATGTGTACCCACATGGTTGATAAAAACTCTATTTTTGGCGGCATGATCACCACCCTGGGGGCCGCCAAGAAAACCAACTGCGATGCCCTCGGCGTTCCGTGGGAGCCGCGCTACATGTTGATCGGTGACGCGAACGGCGCCGATCCTGTGCCCAGCCCGACGCAAACGAAGCTGATCAATCAGGTCTACCGGGCGCAGCTCAATCAGCTTCGGGTTTCTCCCACTGACGCCAATGTTCTGATTGCTGAGGTGGTGTTACCGCCCGACGTTGGCGGCTGGCATATCCGCGAGCTCGCCCTGGAGGACAAGGACGGTGTGTTTAGTGCGGTCGCCAATGTGCCGCCGAGCTACAAGCCGCTACTCGCCCAAGGGTCGGGGCGTAACCAGGTGGTGCGGATGCACATCATCACCAGCGGCACCTCGAACATTCAGTTGAAAATCGATCCATCGGTGGTTCTGGCTACGCGGCAGTATGTCGATGAGTCGGTTAACGGCCTTCTGCCGGCGAACAAGCCAGCTGGCACCTACACAAAGGTCACGGTCAATGACCGTGGCGTATTCGTGTCAGGTTCGAACCCGACCACGTTGGCGGGGTATGGGATCACCGACACGTACACCAAGGACCAAATCACGGCAATGATTGCCCAGGCCTCGGCGTTGCCGGTGGGATCAGTGATTGCATTTCCCGTGAACAAGGTAGCTCCGGGCTTTCTGGAACTGGACGGCAGCGTTAAGAGTGCAGCGGCTTATCCTGACCTGGTCACGTTCCTGGGCGGGGCATTCAACAAGGGCGATGAAGGCGCCGGAAACTTCCGTCTGCCTGAGTCGCGCGGTGAGTTCCTGCGGGGTTGGGACCATGGGCGTGGGGTCGATGTCGGTCGGGCCATTGGTAGTTATCAGCTGGATGCAATGCAGAATATTTTGGGTAACGTCGGTGGGGTTCGGAATGATGCAGCCTCTGTTACGCCTAGCGGTCCCTTTACTGCCGTAAGTGAAGCAGGAAACTTTACTAATGGTGGGGCGCGTTTAACGAGCGTGTCTTTCGATGCTTCTAGAGTCGCTCGAACAGCTACCGAAAACCGCCCGCGTAGTCTCGCGGTGATTTGGTGCATAAAGGCCTGGAACGCGCCGATCAATCAGGGAAACATTGATATTGCGGCATTGGTGCCTTTGGCAGCGCAGGCGACCGAGATCAATCAGGGAACGGCAAAGGTCGCCACTGCTGCGCAAATGCTCGATAGCGAAAATGACTCGGTCATGGCTACCCCGAAAAAGCTGCGGCTCGGCTTTAAGTTCTCGCCGGGCGCGAATGGTTACATCACTTTCCCAAGCTGGATGGGTGGTTTGATCATTCAGTGGGGGGCTCTTTCGATGGCCCAAGACACCGCCGCCGTGGCGACAATGTCGATTGCTTTTCCTGCTGCAAACTTTTGGGAAGGCGTCACAGGGTCCATTAATCGAATTACGGGCGGCACAACGCAGTCAGGGACTAACGTCACTGCGCGCACTTTATCGACGATTACGATCGCTAACGACGATGCTGCGCAAGTCGTTAGATGGATCACGGTTGGATACTGAATATGATTTTTTACAGCAAGTCTACCGGTGGGTTTTACGACTCTGATCTGCATTCTCACATCCCGACGGATCGGGTTGAAATCACCGCAAGCGAGCGCACTGATTTACTGGCAGGCGAGTCTAGTGGGAAGTTGATTGTTGCTGATGAGCACGGGGTTCCGTTTCTTGGTGACCCATTGCCGCCAACTGCTGACGACCTGGCGAGCGCCGAGAGAAAGTGGCGGGACGCTCAATTGCAGTCAGCCATGTGGCTGCGCGAGCGGCACCGTGATCAGCAAGAAATTGGTGGTGGTACCACGCTGTCAGATGATCAGTTCGGCGCCCTGCTGGTGTACATGCAGGCGCTGCGCGATTGGCCGCAATCGCCTGACTTTCCGGATATCGAGAATCGTCCTGTAGCACCCGCCTGGATTGCCGCCCAAACAGAATAACGCCCCGCACTGACGGGGCGTTTTCTTTTCCATTACGCGCAACAACGGATATTCCCCACAGCCTCGCTTATGCGGGGCTTTTTCGTTCCTGGAGATTGCCCTATGAGTTTCTTTCACGGTGTGACCGTCACCAACGTGGACACCGGCGCCCGCACTATCTCGCTGCCGTCGTCCTCGATTATCGGTCTGTGCGACACCTTTACCCCTGGGCCGAAGGTGACAGCCAAGCCTAACCAGGTGCTGCTGATTACCCGCGAAAGCGAAGCGGTGGCGGCCTGGGGCGAAGACGCGGCGATCACCAAGTCGATCAAGGCGATCTACATGCGCGCCAAGGCGGTCATCGTGGCGTGTGGTGTCGAGAAGCTGGCAACTCCAGCCCTACAGACCTCGGCCATCATCGGCGGCGTCCTGGCTGACGGTCAGCGTACTGGCATGCAGGCGCTGCTGGACGGTAAGAGCCGTTTCAATGCTCAGCCCCGTTTGCTGATTGCCCCAGGTCACAGTTCGACCCAGGCGGTCGCCACGTCGATGGATGCACTCGCCGGCAAGTTGCGCGGCCTGGCCATCGTCGACGGCCCAAACACTACCGACGAGGCGGCCATTGCCTACGCCGAAAAATTCGGCAGTAAGCGCGTTTTTCTGGTCGATCCGGGTGTTCAGACCTGGGACACCGTCCTGAGCGAAACCGTCGACGCGCCGGCCTCGGCCTGGGTGGCGGGTCTGTTTGCCTGGACCGATAACGAATACGGCTTCTGGGCCTCGCCGTCTAACAAGGAGTTTGTCGGCATCACCGGCACCACGCGGCCTATCGAATTCCTCGACGGTGACGCGACGTGCCGGGCCAACCTGCTCAACAACGCGAACATCACCACGATTATCCGTGACGACGGCTACCGCCTGTGGGGCAACCGCACCTGTTCCAGCGATCCGAAGTGGGCCTTCGTGACGCGTGTGCGCACCCAGGACATCGTTATGGACGCGATCCTCTACGGGCACAAGTGGGCGGTTGACCGCTCGATCACCAAGACCTACGTCAGTGATGTGACTGAAGGTCTGGAGAACTTCATGCGCGACCTGAAAAAGCAGGGCGCGGTGATCAACTTCGAAGTGTTTCCGGACGATGAGCTGAACACTGCCAGTCAGCTGGAGCAGGGCAAAGTTTTTTGGCGCATTCGCTTCACCGACGTGCCGCCGGCTGAAAATCCAACTTTCCTCGTTGAAGTCACGAATCAGTGGATCACCGAAGTCATCGAAACCAAAGCCTAAGGAGGCTTCGCAATGTCCATGATTCCCCAAACGCTGTTCATGATGAACATGTTTGTCGACGGCATGA